AGGAACTTCAAACATAGAAGTTATAATTGCTGCTGTCTGAATAGCTATGGTGTTGAACCTCTCAGAGGCCATTATTGCTGATTTTATAGGGGCTATGAATAATCTAGCTGCTCTGCTTGCAAAATAGAATGCTGAACGTATGGCGTATACTGCTGCTGCAAAGTTAATTACTTTCTTTTGATTCTTTGCGACTGCATTGTTAACAGACTTATTAACAGAGTTGCTTACCCTGTTAAGGCTAGACTCAACCCTACCTAGAGCACTTACTAGCTTAGTGACTTTTGCGTCAAAGGTTAAGACTACTCTTTCGTTTGTTCCTACCATTTTTTATTCGCTCTCCTTATGTCGGCTATACTACTTAACAGTTCTTTTGCGCCTTTAGTTCTCTCATCTGTGTTAACTTTACTAAGTTCTTCTTCATGAAGTTCAGCTTGCTCATCTGCTAATATCTCTTGTAGTCCAGAGTATCCTTTTTTATCTCCTACTAACTTAACCTGCATATCTATATCTAATGCTTTCTGCTTACTAGAGTACGCAAGCGCATTAAATAATTCTTTAACAGTCATATCAGTAACAGTATCCAGAGGTAACTTATAATAATAAGCTACCCCGAAAATTAACTCTCTCCAATTTATCGGAGAAGAAGATGAATCTACTTCGCCTTCTTCTTCTCCGCCTTTGCGTTTTTTGGCATTGCGTTTTCAAATGAATCAGCAATTGCTGCGGATAATTCCTCTAAGCTATCTAAAGATAAAGAATCTCTAAAGACAGCTACATCAGAATTGAACTTCTCTTTATCAGAATCTAATAATAAAATCCAACCAAAAAGGGTTGCCCACTTAGCTGGTTGCTCACTCATAAGAGTCTGAAATTCTCTAATATCAACACCAAAATCATCCTCTAGTATCACCATGTGCTTCATAGTGAACTTAGAAAAAGAAAGTTCAATCTCTTCTCCTAAGATACTAATTTTTCTTTTAGTGCTGTTCTTACTTATCATATCTGAAATTTTCATTTAATATTCTCCTTCATTTAATTATTTATTAACTTACTGGTGCTACTTTGTCTAATCTTCTGTAAGAATATCCATAATCATCGTCCATTAATAGTTTTAATGATAATGATAGGCTTCCCCATTCTTTAGTACTCATTCCACCAGGAACGCTATTAAAAGTTACTCTTGGGTAATGATCAATAAAATACTCACCATTAGATTTTTTCTGAGAAGTAATAAACATCTCAAATTCTACTGGGGTAGGGTTTGATCCATAAGAGTAAGACATAGTACCGTTGTTGTCTGTTACAACGTCAACGAAACATGTATCACCTAAAACTGGAGTTCCAGTACCGTCTTTAACTGTTAGTCCAGTAGCTGGTACCTCTGCTGCAGATGCGCTTAATGCTACAGCTGCTGTAGTAATCTTAAGACTATCATTAACATACGCTAAATCTGTTCCTACGTTGAAATCATTATCATTAAGAGCATATACATCAACACTAGCTGCTGAAGCTGCTTCAAAAATATAACGTCCTCTTTTTAGACTAGCCGCACTTGTTGTGCTTAGAGCAACAACAATTCCGTCAGCCATTGAAGTACCTTTTAAGTCAGTTCCTGCTGATACAGCTCCGTCTGCGTCTGGTGTTCCCTCAGTTGAAGTAACATCAAAACCTGCCAACGTATACAAAAACTCCTTAAACTCAGAAATAGTAAGATTAAGCTCTGCAGTTACGTTACCGTTTTCTGTTTCGATTATGTTTGGATTAGCTCCTCCATACAAATCTATTTGCTCTCTGTCTAATGATGGGTCTGCGCTCTGTACAACCTTTATTATTCCATAAGGAATACCAGTAGTCCTATTAACAGCTACCATCGATGCTACACCAAAACTTGTTCTTCTTTTTGCTAAACTCATTTTAATTTCTCCTTTCTTAAATTACTTTATATGCTTTCAAATACCGTAACCAAAACTTATCGACATTTTCATATGTCTTTCCCTCGTAAATCTGGAGCCTCAGATCGTTGAGTTGAATATTACAATCAGCCTTAGCTTTAAATGACTTTATTGTATTTGATTCTTTCTTTTTTACTGCCTTTGTCTCTACCTTTTCTTCTTCCATTACGCACCTCCTATTGTTGCTGTGAATGTTGTAGTAGAAGACTCATACACTACGTCATTAGGCGCAGGAAATATCCCTGGCTGAACGTCTTCATACGTAAAACATACCTCCCCAAATTTTGGGAAAACCTTGTCAAACAAAATATCTCTTATAATCCTATTATACCTCGACTTAGCTTTTTCTGCATGACGAAGTCCATTATCTGCTATTACTATAGATAACTGTAATGTATATGTTATAGCAACCTCTGGCATGTTAGGCTCAGTTATTATTCTTGCGTTTGGTGCTACTCCTAGTACAAATGATGGGCTGTATTCTGGGTACTCCTCAAAATACCACTCATAATAAGCATTATCAGCAAGTGAGTAAGACTCCTCAAGCATATTATCGTTCTTCTCCTTATCCATTGCTATCACGTAACAATCCATATTTTCTTTAAAAATAGCAGTTACCTCTCTAATTAAATCCTCTATATCTTTTATCACTCGAACGTACCTCCTCCACCATGAAATATTTTACTTATGTCTACTGTAGCTGCAAACGACTGAGCTATATTAAGGAATTTTACTTGCCTCATAACACTACCTACCTGTACTGGTCTCCTTGGAGGAGCTACTACGCCCTTCCAAATAGATGTAAATCCTGTCTGCATATATTTTGCCTCCTCAACACTTGATCCAACAGACATAGTCTTTTTTGATATGTAGTTAATTGCTTGTGGGTGTGCTTGGTCTATTAATGACTTTCTTAATAATCCAGGCTCATGTGGGTTACTACTAGCCCTACTATTTACACTTATTAGATACTTACTATAGTGTTCTGTGCCAACTAATATTGGCTGCTCTGCTCCCCAATCTTCTTCAGCGTCATCATTACCAGATCCGCTCTTAGCTGCTTGATACCATGCAGAAAGAGGAGGGTGTATTTTCCGACCTGTATAATCACTAAATATTTCTTGGTCATTAGTTTTGAAAAATTCTTTTGATAAAGCCCTAAACATTGGCCTAAGGTCATCTGCCTGTCTTCTCATTTCTTGTACTACCCCACCAAACAACTTTAGGAATGGTGATTGTAATCTATTTGACCTATCGTACTTTCCGCTAATAGTTGTTAATGATTTAGACCCTTTGAAAACACCACCTAACTTTAACGTGGTAGTTACTCGTACTCTACCGTCTCTTCCAATTTCTCCTCCAAGTAGGTCTGTGCCCCCGCTTTTCTGTGAGAACGCCTCATCTATATCAACTGTGAAGTCAAATCCTAATTTAGTTTGTAAGGCTCCTGCTAATGAAGAGTGCATGGAATCTGTTAATCTTCCACTAGATAGTCCATTGTCTAGTAAGAACTTTATACCAGAAAGGTCACTAGCTGGTATTCCGTTAGACGCTGCTAACGATAAAAAAGAATTAACATCTACCACTGATCTACTCCTTTTTGCGCCTCACTCTCTATATCCTCTTCTACGTTGTAACTCATAGCATACACACCAGACGGAGCTGCATCAGAACCAAGTAGCTTAATTGTGCCTTCTTTTAACATACTAATCTTATCCCAGAAGTTCTTATGGCTCATCTGCCTAGGAACATTTCCTGCTTTTCCTGGTACCGTAATCCTGTTGCTTCCTAATAAATAATTAACATTATCTCTTACATATGCAACACATATATTTTTTAATATTAAAAGGTCGTTCTCGTCAGTAATAGGAACCACATACTGCTCTGAAACAGCAGACAGAATTATAGCAGTAGCCTCATTAATCCAGTCGTCAATCTGAGCTACTGTTGGTACAGTCTCAGAAGTAAACTTCTTGTTAACAAAGTACGCTTGTATATCTTTTACTTCACACAGAGCAGTATATGACATTTTTTAGTACCCTGCGCTTCCTGCAGTCCTAGCAGTAGCTAAGATTACACTAGCAGAAGACCCTTTAGCAGCTATATCTGCAGTTACATAGTCAAATGGACTAGTGACCTGAGAAAACTGTGTAGCGGCTCCTGTAGACGCAGCAAAAGTCAAAGTTTCTAGTGTTCCGAAGTCAGCAGCAGCTGATCCACTTACGCTTCCTTTAACTAATACAACCTGAGAACCTGTGTTTCCAGTTACTGTAACAGCAACCGTAGACTTTTCAGTGTTTTCGTAGCTAATAGGTGTCCCTGATTTAGCCCCTGCTCCTGAAGCAGCTAATACGCTTAAAATTGTGTTGAATGAACTTACTTGCATTTTAAATTCCTTTCTTTCTATCGGTTAAAATAACCGTATAGATTGTTTTTACTTTTACTAGAGTAAAGTAAGTAGGCAGGTATCATTGTCTGAATACCTTTTCCATAAAGATAAGCAAGCCAAAAATCAACACACGGTGCTTGATTTGAATACTCATCCTCATCGAAAGAAGCCCAAAGCTCTATCCCGTAAAGGTTAATAGTATCAATCTTCTTGTACCCTAACTCCTCCTGAGCTGCTGCAAATGCTAAAACATGAGCTATGCTACTCGTAAAGTAAGTACCAGGTATTAGACTAGAAGTAACATCCTTAGGAAACGTCTTACATTCTGCTATAACATCCTTGTCATCGTTAGCAGCTACAAGCTTCTCTGGATAAGCACTATAAATTTCCATATCTTTAGACTTCCTAAGGTAGTCATAAAAAACATCTCTATCTATCTTGCAATTATCAGCGTCCTTAAGAACAAGGTTCCAACCATCCATAACAAATAACTTATCAAATTTGTGTCCATAAGCCCAAGAATTGTTTACGCCCCATGTCTCTCCATTAGGAGGTACTACAAGGCCAGACGGAGCAGAACCAAAGATGTTAACTACTCTTAAATCATCTTTGGTCTCCTCGTTAGTTTTAGCAATTCCAGATAACTTATAGGGATGTACTACATCCATACAATTTATATGGTTCTTCATTTAATATTGCTCCTATTATTTAGTTTTTCGTTCTTCTAAATCGATCTTTTGTACAGAGCTTAGTTCAGATGCTTTTTTAATGTATCCAGCATCAACCAAGTCAGAAAAGTTGTTTAGGTTACCTTTAGCTATACTATCTCCTAGTACTAAGCCTCTGATTTTTCTAAACACAATAAATTCAGCCTTTTGAACAGCTTTCTTAGGTGCAGTCTTTTCTTCCTTTTTAACAGTATCAACTTTAGTTTTTGCCGTTTCTTTGGTTTCAACTTTAGCTTCCTCTTTCTTCGGAGCCTGTTTAATAGGCTCCTTAGGCGTTACTTTAGCTTCATCTGGTCCAATTAATTGTTCTTCACTTTTATTCATATTTTTTCTCCTATTCTTACGCTACTACTGTTGAAAACAGGTAACCAGCTTTTTCTTCTAAGATAACGTCATCATACTCTTCAATTACTCGAACGTATGAAGCATCTTTAGGGTCTTGAACATCATACTCGTCAACTACTGCGTCTTGAAGTGTGAAGCTATAGCCGAAAGATTTTTCCTTAATAGAAGGAGTTGGATTTGGATTAGTATACATTAATGCACAATAGTTTCCCCAAAGCTGGGTCATACTAGAAGTCTGACCAAACTTAGCGTTATCATACCATACGTTACCAACAACAATTTTATCAATACCGATAGCTTTAGCAACCTCTGCCTCGTTAAGAGATCTAACAGCAACTGTTCCATCAGGAGCAATACCATTAGTTTTCTTTAGGATTGGATGGTCTTCTAAAGTTTCAAAAACTTCAATACCCATTGCTGCAGTATTAATCTCTACCTGAGCTGCTCCTCTAGCAGTCTGTCTTGCAGATTTAATATCAGACTTAGGATTACTATTTACATAGTCACTCCACTGTCCTGTTCCAGATAATGCTTCACTATTAGTATAAGTATCTGCATTAAATACAACATCAGCTAGAGCTTTTTCTCTTGCTAACATTTGTACTTCTTTTAGCCATTCAGTGTAATCAATCTTAGCTAAACGCATTCCTTCTTCAATACTAGCAGAGTAGTCTTTTGCATCTGATTTGTTAATCATAACTTTCAGTGCATGTTCCTCCGTTTTATATAAAAGCTCCTTGCTTGTTCCAACTTCGATTTCAGCTGTTTTCGCTCTACCGATTCTAACATTGTTGATTATTCTCAAAATGTCAGTTGCAGTTGATAGCATCTTTCTTCCGTCCGCAGTATGAACATTTACGCTCATCTTTGGTAAAATCGCATCTCTAATAAAACTTGAACCAGGAACTGAATATCCTTGGTAAATGTCAGTTAGAATTGGATTGTTAAAACCGTCTACGTTATTTGTACTATTTCCCATTGTTTTTCTCCTTTCTTTATATTATCCGTTTAATTCTGTATTACAGATTATTAAATCGTTAGCAGCAGTTGCAGCTTCATCAAGTCTACCTAATACTCTTGTAGCAGTCGATGTAGTAGCTTTAGCAAGACCATTAGCGTCACTTTGTACAGTTACACCAATAGCAGTTGCAGCAGCACACTTAACTCTGAATTGACCAGAACCAAGTACCCCACATTGTGCTTCTTCTCCGATTGCTGGAGTGTTTAATAACACATATACATTGTTATTAACACCAATAGCGTTCTGAGCAGTACCAGATAGAGAAACTTCTCCGATTGCTGATTCATAAACAAAACATCCTGCTTTAGTTGCAAGAGTTGCAGCAGTACTACACTTTAGTGTAATAACGTCACCATAATTTTTAATTGACTTGTTCATTATCTTTCTCCCTTCTTATTTTTTAGTAATGTGCATTTTAGCAGCAGCGGCTATTGAGATGTTCTTCTCAGCAGCTAACGCTTTAATTGCTTCGTGTTCAACTTCTGCGTCTGTCAAATCAGTAGTATCATCAACATCAACAGATTCTTTTTCAATCTTAGCTATAACAGGCATTTTTGCAGCGTGTTCTTTAGCAGCTTCTAGCCCCATTGACTCGAAAGCGATTCTATTGATTTCATTAGTAGCTTGAGTTGCTTTGCTATCAGTAATTAGCTGCTCTAATAGAGCATCCATTTCGATAGTTGCAGCAGTTGTACTTGCAGATTCTAGTTCTTCCTCTAATGAAGTAATAGCTTCATCCTTTTCAGCGATGATAGCGTCCTTTGCATCAATGTCGGCTAGAATAGCAGTAATATCAATACCGTGCTCGTCCTTTAGTGAATTAATCATTTGATCCTTATCCATTTGTTCGTCTCCTTCCGTTTCTTTTGTTCCAATTGCACCTAGTAAGCCTTTGAACTTATTAATAAGTCCTGAGATACTTTTTGCTTGTTCCTCGTTAGGCTGTACTACTTTTGCGATTTCTTTATAAATCTCATCAGAAGAAGTAGCTTTAGCGTATAACGCCATGCTATATTCTTGGTCTCGTACAAGCCCACTGAATGAACTAACAAATTCTTTGGTAGCTTCGTCTAAAATATCTTCCTCATCCTCTTTAGGCTCTTCAAGGATGACATCGACTAGCCCCATAGACACAGACTCTTTAGACCCCATAAAATGGTCTTTCTTCATTATCTCCATAAGTTCTTCCGAACTATTACCAGTTTCTTCGGATAATATATCTATTATCTTACTGTTGGCTTCTTTTGCGATAGTAAGGCGCTCTTCAATAGAAGAAATCTTACCCCAAGCCATAGTGGAAACCTCGTGTATCATAGCTCTTGAATTAGAGCCGATATACCGGACATCACCAACTGATAACAAAACAGCTCCGCAAGAGTCTGCCTCACCTAGGCAAATCGTGTTAACGGAGGTTTCTATGCTCTTGATGGTGTCTACTATTGCGAACAATGAATAAACCTCTCCACCATATGAGTTAATGAAAACATTAATAGGCTCTTTTGATTCTGAGTCCATTTTCAACAAATCTTTAATTATTACTTCGGCTGATTCTTGATTAAAGTCATTAAATAGAAAAACGCTTCTATTTACATCTACCTCACTTAGATTCTTATATATCTTTTTATCTGTTAGGTCTCTGCCCATCTTGCACTCCTTTCAAGTTATGCACCTGAGATTTAAGGTTTCTCTGGTTGTTAGCAAAGTCTATAAACTTCCCCTCACCATCGAAATACTCAGCTATATCGAATATTCCTTTTTGACCACTTACTTTAACATCTACGTGTTTACCTATTGTCCTGCAATATGCTGCAGCTCCTATATCACTTGTACGTATTAGTCCTTTATCTATCATAACATACGTCCTTTCATTTAATCTTCAGAAGTATCAGGCTCCGCTGGCTTGTCTTGCTTCTTTTTTGTTTCATCTGGATCGTCTTGCCCCTCTCGATACTCTGTTGACGATTGTGCAGTAGCATCTCTTTCAGTAGCTTCATCTTTTACAGGAAGACCTAGTCTATCTCTTACGTGAGCCTCTAGCTTGTTGTCTCCTCTTATAATGTCTGCGCTTGCGTATCCTCTAAGAACCTCCATGATGTCTCGCTCATCATTCTTAGCTATACCTGAAACATCCATATCCAATCTAACCTTCGGGTCCCCGAAGTTAAGAACGTAATAATAGTGGGATAAATCATCTAAAATAGCAGCTATATACTCTGCCATGAACAAAAGACTGTTTAAAAACAAGGACATTTGTCCCTCATTCTGACTGTTTCCACCACTTTTTGCGGTACCTATCGCTAAAAATGAAGCTAAAATGGTGTCTAACATGCCCATATCTTCTCTAACTATCGAAGTATTTACAGAATCGCTTTTATACTCGCCTTTTACTATCTCAAAGTTGTCTTTTAGTCTTTCGTCTAAAATAATACCAGCTTGCTCGTTAGCAAGGTATTTTCTAACAACATCGAACAAATACTGCTTATCATTAGCGTTTTGCAGTAAAGACTTAGGTGCGAACGCTAAAGGAGTACCAATAGACATCCTTTCAAGGCCAATCATGTCTAATTTAAGGTATAATTCTTTCCTTACCCAGTTACCATACGCACTTCTTAATATAGAAGTACCTCTGACGTTGTCTCCCTCTTGCTCGTTAACAAACATGAGTAAATCCTCTTTAGGGATGTCTACAGTGTCTGATTTTCCTTGGTCTTTAAATGTTTGGGTAATACTCTTTAATTCTCCGTTAGCTCTGTTCCATTTCTTACAAGTAGACTGTTTTATGAATCCTAAGTCTCTAAGCGTAATAATCTTACCTAGCTCTGGGTCTTCTACAGAATGTGCTGTTGGCTCAAAATAACAAAAGCCGAAATCTAAATAAGTTAGAATCTCGCCTAAAGTAGTTTGCCATCTTTTTGTTGCATGTTTGTGATAAAAGTTATTCTTATAGAGTGCTTGCTTACGTTGCTCCTCGTCACCCTCTTCATAGCGATACTGAAACTTCCCTGACTTAATCGGGGATTTAATAACATTTAGCATTCTCTTTACTTGGTAGTCACCTCTACGCATCTTATTATACTCGTTATAGTTAGTAGGCTCTGAATTAAACCTGGATAGATAATCTTCCGATATTGCTCCTGGTGATGCTACTTCGTTACCTGGTGATGAAATTCTCTTCGTTTTATTTTTTCTTCGTTTAGTTGCCATTAATACCTCATATCTCTGCTTGTGTATGTGCTGCCCAACTCTTCATTCATAAAGGCTAGTACCTCTGCAGTATTCGTATCTGGAATCTCTGCGTCTTCAAAATTCTGACTGATACCATTAAATGCAAAACCCTCTCGTATAACTCTAAGATAGTTCCCCATTATCACAGCCTCTGCAATATCTGGCGAGTATCCTAGTCTTTTCTTTATCATACGCTTTTCTTCTATAACAATATACTTATCTGGCGTATCGTACCTTAATACAGGTATTTCCTTAATTATGTCTTGGTCGTTAATAATCTCGACATTCTCATTATATATAGACTCTCTAAGCAACCAATGAGCCTCAGCCCTTTTGTTCTTAAACGTAAAGCTATCAAGGCCTGTAACGCTAATACCCTTAGGAGACTCGGAGCTCTTAAACATATCTACAGCTATGCCGTCCTGATCTAATAAATCGACAAGACCAGCCCCTAGGCCAATACCGTCCACAATTATATTGTAACCTTCCAAATCATATTCTGCAATTCGGGTTTTTACTATATCCTTTAATTTATGCAGTTTATCCACCTTATGCCGCTCTATTCGCAAAAGGCGATTACTATCGAAAAAAGAGAACGAAGAACTATCATTACCCTCTCTTGCAACATCGATACCCATATAGATAGGGCGGAACTCTTTAGGCTGGTCTATAAGCACCCGTTTAAGGAACTGGTAAGGAATCAACTGGCTCGGATCGTCTGAGTATTCCCAATCGCCTAAAACATACCGTTTGTACATTCCCTCTGGCAGATGCTCAAGAGAGTCAAGAAACGCCTGACTATTATAAGGATTCTCATGCGGCAGCGCTTGCTGGAAGTAATAAGGAGCCTCAAGCTTGCCTTGCTTCCACGGGTCATAGAATCTAAACTTAACCCAGTTCTGATCGGGGTTACAAGTTAACATAGCGAATGGAGGGATATCAAATATATCATTCTTCCATCTACCATATCTAGTAAGCATAATACTGAACGCATCCTCGTGACACTCGTTAGCCTCCTCCATAAGAAAGCCGGTTACCTCTAACCCCTTAAGTTTATTAAACTCAGGGTCAGTCTCAATATTAGCTTCAACTAAAATTATCTCGGAACCGTTACCATACTTGATAGCCCACTCGGACTTATTAAGTGTTGCACGTTTCGGATCACCATAAGTGTCTAATAACTTAAGAAAAGACGGTATTGTGTTTCTACGTATAACAGACAGCGATTTACGCACGATTGCCCAACGTGATCCTGGATAGAGCTGACAAAGCTCATCTAAGATGCCGAGGGTCAGGAAAGTCTTACCTCCTCCTATTCCTCCTCCATAGAGCAAGAACATATACTTCCTGCTTTTTACTGCACGAATATACTCAAGCTGCTTTGCACTAGGGCCTGTGTGCTCCTTACGCTGCTTCTTCTTGTTTATCTGTGGTTGCTGCAATTAACTCCCCTTTAAATTCAACATTAGTTGGTGGCGTTTCCTTAACCTCATAGTCTGCTTCCTCTATGGTATCAAAGAACCCTTTCTTCTCATCCTTATGCGTAACGGTCAATTCTGACTTAGCTACTAACATTTCATACATCTTAGTCAAAACCTTTAGCGAGTCCGTTTTACTATATAATTTTATTTCTACACATTTATCTCCGAATTTATTAAAAGACTCCTTAACAGACTCTACACATGCAAGTTGCTCGTCCGTCAGATTTTCCCATTCTTCCCACTCCATCTCTCCGTTTCTTAAAGTTCCGAAGTCAGATATGTTGGAAAACGCTATTTTTTTTATTTCGCCTAAAACAGCTATCTTATCTAAATATGCTTCCTTAAGCAGTCCGTCCACTACATTAGCTAAATATTTTTTTACTTCTGGTAGGTTGAGAATCCTGCGGATCTTAGACTCTGAGACTCCGAACTCGTCTGAGATCTGTTTGTAAGGTTTTAGGTTGCCTTCTAATGTGAGGTTCAGGGCTCTCTGGACAATTATCATCGTCCCTGCCTCTATCGTTTCTAAATTTTGTAGTTCATTCATATATACCTATTATATAGCAGAGTTATATTTTTTTGCAAACGGTGTTGATTTTGAAATTTTATTATTTTTGGTGTTTTATATTTTTACTATTTTTGGTGTTTTATATTTTTACTATTTTTGGTGTCTCTGAGCCTCTGGTGTACGGCATGCAGTGTATTCCATAGTGAGTACGGTGCAAAACTTTATAATCTGCTTCAAAATTTAGAACCTGAGACTCGCCTGCCTTGTGCACGCTTTTGCTCAAGTTATCTGGTTTTGTACACTTGCGCGTCAATCTCGCGCCCGTCCTAACTACCTAGCTAGGTAGTACGGTTTAAATTAGATTGTGTGCACGGGACTACCCCGCATAGCTCAAAATCTCACCTTGTGAAGTGTTTTAATCTTTATAGGTAGGATATATACGGTAACGGTGCTTACCCTCTATAGATCTCTTATAAACAATTTAACATTACTAGCAGGGGATGCACCTGAGATTTGAGCAAGCTATTACTATCAATAGCCGTGAGCGTCTGCTTCTTACGTAAAAAACATCTCAGAGGGTATTATATATCATTTAAGCAATGGTACTTATATATATAGTACGGGGTATCGATACGCACCTAAAAACAAGCGTATCACGTTGTCCAATGTAAACACTTGCACGCCTATTGCGTAGCACAAGGCACATACCTTGAGCGTCCGAGCGTCCAACATATAGCTACATAACAAGTAGTGATTAGCGATAGCATTATAACGGGCGTCGACGGTTCGCAAGCGTAACAAATAAACCGTCAAAAAACAATCTAAACAATAGGAGTGAATTATCATGAAAAGAAAAATACATACAGTAAAAACAGTATATGAACTTAGACCAACTACATTAAAAAAGTTAGCACCTAAGCTATACACAACAGGCAAGGCGCAGAAATTCAGCCTCAATGATGAGATTAACAGAGCAAGGGAAACACACAAAGGATCAGATGTTCTGAGCTACAAAGTAGCCCCTCAGGTATACGTCCCATATTCAAACAATTAGGAGCAATTCAAAATGAAAAGAATTACATGCTACAAATTAGTTACTAAAGATAACAGCAAGTTTATCGCTTGGTTACCAAGTAAGAATTTCTTAAAACCAAGGGAAGACACAAAAATAATAAAAGTACGAAAGTGGGTATATCAATCATGAGCAACTTACAAAAGCATATCGAACATAAAATTATAGACCACTACGCAGGCACTAAAAGACTAACAAAATTAGAGATAAAAAAACATATAAATATGTACGCAAATTTAACAGTTATTAACTTTAAAAAATAACTAACCGATTGGTTAGTTATTTAACTAACCGATTGGTTAAAACAAGTGTCTTGACTGTCTTGACCGTTACGCATCGGGGGTGTCGCTACTAAAACAGTTTGAGAAAAGCCTAGAGATATAAAAAGTTAAATTTAAGTTAAAATTAAGTTAAAATTAGTAAAACGTAGGGAAGAAACTCGTTATGTGCTAAAAAACAGGCTACAGCCCTTATGTTATGGTTTTTAAAAAATCTGAGCGTCGGGCGAGGCATTCTTGTCAGGACAGCACTTAGCACGTCAGTACCCCACACGCAGACACTCAAGACACTCCTAAAATAAACAGCACCCCCCAGGGGTACACTTATAAAACATAAATAATCGATACAATAAAACAACTAAAAACTACTAAAAAACTACTAAAAAAACTACTAATAATAACTATATATAACTATATAAAAATATAATATAAATATAAATATAATTACATATAAATAATAATAATATATCCCTATGTTTCTGGAGATTTTGAAACTCAGAAACCGAAGGTTACATTTAGTTAAAAAGATTGGAGGCGAAGTTAAAAGTTAAGGTAAAAATAATAATAATGGGAGCAAAACATCATGGGCAAAAAATATAAGTATGAGATACAAGTTATAGGGGATAGTACTTGGTATGGTAACACCGTAGTTTTTGACACAGAGGCAGAGGCGGAAGAGGCAGGGCGAGCAAAATATAGAGCGTGGTTATTGGCAGAAAAATATAGAGTAGTGGAGGTATAGACAATGGTTAAAAAAGTAAAAGAAGTATTCATAAGCAGGGACGATGACAGTTTAGAAACAGCAACAATTAGAGAAGAGCAATTAGGAAACGATGTTATGGACGCAATAGGCGCAGGCGCATCATATTATGAGATTGAAAGCATGATGGCCGATGAGGGCTTAGAAATGGACTACATAGAGCAGTTTATATAAAATATAAGGGGTAAAAAATGAAAATATTATTAACGAAAAAAACAGAGGCACAGATAATAAGAGACGCTAAGAAGTACGGCTTTAATAAAACACAAATTTCAGACAAAGGATATTACACGATACACGGCATTGGTTGCGATTCAATTAAGGACTTTCCAGAAGAAATAATAGTTAACACACAACAGGACACGTTCAATGTATTTAGCAGTGGCGACAAGCCAGAGCGTATGTGGGATATAGATAGGAGGTATACAACAATAACAAGAAATAATTTTAGCATTCCGATATGTTTCTATAAAGTAACAAAAATAA